GGGTGGTGAGGCGTAAGCCTCACTCGGCATCGTATGCCGAACCTTACCCTAGACGTCACTGATCGAGTTGTAACTGTTGTTGCACTCGTTCTCTCTTACATGTCAGGGAGGCTACATGCAAATGTGCCCCCGAAACACCGTAAGATGGGAAAGAAGAATACCAAACACCTCAACAAATAAAAGGTGTAAGCCTGAGAAGGCTGTTGGAGTTATCTTTCCGCCCCTCCTGTGAACTTTAGCAGGAGGGGTTCGTCTAGATTTCTTGATTCAGACTGAGATACTTGTGCAGAGCTAAGGAATCTCCACACCCTTATAGAAGGGGAAGAGATGAAAAGCCCTACATATCTCTGGCGTGAGCTATCGATTGAACTCGGTAGCTGGTGTGGCGTTAGCACCATCCGTGACTCCAAAAGGGTCACGGATCGCGTTGAAAGTGAAGGGTTGTCGTTTTTGACGATTTCCCTGCCTGTCTTTGGGAAGGACTTTGAGAAAAGTCTGGACCTTGGACAGGTTGCTCCCAATGCTTTTGCTGGCTTTGCCAGAAAGCAAGGTCTCCCCCTATTTCTAGGAGGTTTCCTGGAGCTTATTTTCAATCGCGTTGATGGTGTGTTGCTGGACGATCCTAGCATAGATGCTATCTTTGCTGTGAGAGAACTTTGTTCTCTTTTCAGCAAAGTCGAGCTACCTGTCTCGAAGAGACGGGAACGGCTCGCTATGCAACAGTACGTCCAGTGTGAATTGGATGTCCGATTAGCTGACGAGAGGATCAGTAATGATCTCCTTATATCCTTTCAAAGGATGTCAACTACACTTTGGTCACGGGCTTGCTCCGTCGTTGACGAAAACGTCTTCTACGGTAGGCTTGTTCCAAAGCACGGTCCTGGGTCCACTGCTGACGGACTTTTGGGTAACCAAAAGTATCGAATGCATACATGGACTCAGCGGCTGGAAGAATGTTTCCCTAGCGGGGAATATCTCCTTGCCAATTGGAGGCATAAAAGCCTCCTTGATCGTGTCGAACTCCAAGATCCCGGTTCTGAGACACCTGTAAAGGTAATCTCAGTTCCTAAGACGATGAAGACACCCAGAATCATTGCTATGGAACCTGCGCATATGCAATATATGCAGCAGGCCATTGCAGAATCTCTGGTAACTGAGCTGGAACGGCGACGTCTTTCAGACCTCTCGCCCAACTGGATTAGTCAGATGATCGGATTCGAACGCCAAGAGCCTAACAGACTCATGGCGCGTAAGGGTTCCATTGATGGATCCCTGGCAACACTAGATCTTAGTGAAGCCTCCGACCGTGTCTCCTTTCTGCATGTAAAGAGCATGCTGCACCGCTTTCCTCATTTAGCAGAGGCAGTGGATGCAACTCGCTCTCGAACGGCAGACGTAAAAGGCCATGGGGTTATTCCCCTAGCCAAATACGCCTCTATGGGATCGGGTCTTTGCTTCCCAATAGAGGCCATGGTCTTCTTGACCTTGGTCTTTGTTGCAATAGAAAAAGACCTCAACACCCAACTCCGCTGGGCTGACTTACGTCAGTTCTGCGGGAAGGTGCGCGTCTACGGGGACGATATTATCGTCCCTGTAGAATATACGCATACCGTGATAGAGACACTGGAAGCCTTCGGGTTGAAGGTGAACTCTAGCAAGTCTTTTTGGACTGGCAAGTTCAGAGAGTCATGCGGTGGGGAT